TCCATCCTTCATCAGCTGGTTAAGCTGATCTTGGTCAATCTTCTTACCATCAGAGCGCATACGCTCAAGCTCAAGAGCCTTAGTAGGATCGTAGTTAAAGCCTTTCTCCGACAGTGCCTGCGCTTGTTTGAGGGCATCCTCAGTGCCAATAGCAAGCAGGGCATCAATTACCTCACGACGAGCCCCAGGTGCGGTTGGATTATCATAGAACTTGCGGAGGACTTCATCAAGTTTGACCTTATCTTCTGCGTTGCGGAGATTGCTATCCTGAATAGCTTGTTGACGAATTTGACGTTCGTACTTATCAAAGACATCGTCATACTCTTTACCTAGTTGAGTGCCCTTGTTTCCGGGGACTTTCTCAATTTCACGAAGAGCATTCAACAAAGACATGTTCTTAGAATCAACAGCCTCACTTAGCAGTGCTTCTAGAGCAGCTCTATTGGCACCTCTGGGGTTGTCGCCATAGCCAAGGTTTCCTTGTAAAAAACGCGCAGATGTACGGTTCCATACGTCCTGGGCACTTATAGCTTTTTCGGTTCCATATGCATCCACCATTGTGGACACAAAAGCTCTAGCATCAGCTAGGTTCTCTTCGCGCTCGTTCTTAATAAATTTGGAGACCTGCTGAAGTAGGAAATTCTGACCAATACCAGACATTGACCGGGAGAGCCTGAGCTTGTCTTCATGAGAAGCCCCAAACATACCGGTCTGCCTAAAGAACAGACGATTTGCTTCAACCAGAAATGCTGAAGTTTCAGCAGGGGTGCGCGGTTTCTTATCAGCAGGTGTTGCGTTCTCAAACTCAGCAAGGAATGCAGGATATGCTGCGATAGCGGCAAAGGTGTTATTTTCAGCCCCCTTTAGCGCCTGGTAGACAGTTGTCTGCTGAATAGCATGGGCAACACTTTGACCCTCAATCGTGCCATCCTTCTTGAGATCAGTAGCAACTTGTGCAGCAGCAGTGGAATCTGCTTTGATGGCAGTTTGTTTTTCCTTCTCATGCTGATATTGCTCAGGAGTAGCTTTGATATTTGGGTCAAGCCCCAAACCTACAGCTTCTATTTCCTTGACTTCAGATTTGTATTGATCAGCATTCTGCTTGATGGTTTCATAGGTTTTCGCCACCAATGGAGAAAGAGACAGAAGAGACTTAATGTTCTCAAATGTCGTTTGAGACTGGGTTGATTGTAAGCTCAGGCTGCGTAGACCCTTATCACCCTCAGCCTTAAGGTACATCTGATCCAGCTCGTACTGACGCTGTGCGCCACGAGCCAGCATTTGGATGTCACTCAGGCGTTGCTGAGTCCGTTCCTGAATTTGGCTTGAAGGATCATAAGCAGCAACAGGGTTAAATTCCCGTGATTTGGAGTGAGCCTCGAAAAGGTCCCCGTAATCCTCTTGGTCGTAAATACGTGTTCTTGAATTTGCCATTACCAGTTATAGGAGGGTATTCCTAGGCCTAGATTTGGACGAAAACCATTAGGTAAAACAAATAAAGGGTCGGGTGCAAATACTGGAGCTTGAACAGGAGCAGGAACCCGAGACAGAGCCTGATTATTTGCAGATTCATTTAGGTTCTGAGCAGTAGACATGCCAACCTCCATAGAAGTGGCGGCACTACGAACGCCAGCACTTTGCTCAGCGAGTGCCCGGCCAGCTTGACGGCCAGGATCCATTGCGAGCAAACCGACAGACTTACCAACGGCACCGGAGCTAAGCACCTTGCCCATACTCCCAATCTGCTTGGTATAAATATCCACTGACTTGAAGGCCGCCTTTTGCTTGGCCTCCACCAACTTTAACTGCTCAGCCATATAGACTCTGTTAGCAGCTTCGTTGTTGTTGTAGACATTTCTCTGATAGGCAAGCATTGCTGCTTGTTGGGCATTGACATCACCAATATGTCTAATCACCTGCTGTTGCCTATCAAAGTAGCTTTGTCGCAGCAGGTTTTTATAAGCTAAGATATTTTGTACAGTCTGAACGTTCTCCTGGTGTTTAGCCATTCTCGCTGCATCACGCCGCGCCTGCGCCCCTTGCATCATGCCAATACCAAGTTGGGCGATACCTGTGCCAGCGCCGATTACAGCCATTGTGTTGGAAAAAGCTGCTCCTGCGCCAGCGCCAAATGCTAAAGCTGGTACGCACATATTTTTACGATCTCCAAATAAGGGAGGAAATATGGTTTGGTGTTGACTACCCGCAAAGCCTTAAACCCTAGCATCTTGAGTAGCTTGTGGTGGAAGTGGTTCCTTGCGTCTACCAGGTTCCACAACAGCTCGTATTTGTGTTCATGCTCTGAGAGCCACCTACGAGCTCCTCTGACAAAGGTGTGGGGCATGTTTGTGATGACGGGAGTACAAAGCAGCCAGACAAGCCCATGGGCGCTATTGGCGGGGTCTGGTGAGATACCACCTACCCCGGCTATTGAGCCATCAGAGTCAAAGAAGGCAACCGATTCTCTGCTGGTATGGACGCAGGCAGGAAGGATCAAGGGCGATTGCCCAAGACCCTCTATCTCCTGTCTGTCTTCAGGTCTAAGGTCTAGAGAAACCTCCAGTGCATCGGCAAAGGTGGCTTCGCGGTAAAAAGGTTTCATTAACGCAGTGCAGTGATGCCTCGCTTGTTGTAATGGCCTTGCCATCCGTAACTTGTCAGTGCGGCCGGAACTGGGTCATCGGCATAGACAGAAACCATAACGTCTTTACCCTGGCAGTAGATAGGACACTGCTGAGTGAAGACCTCGGCGACAGGAACTGAGTTGGCCCCATACAGGTCAGCACGAGCTACATCAATGTCAAATGTAAAATTATCGTATCCAAGGCGCTTAACCTCAAGCTGGTAACGACCTGAGTAGTACAGGTCTAGATAGAGGTTCTCTACGATTGGATTGTCAATACGATCTGCACGTTGCTGCTGAGTAGCGTAGAATGCGGGCAGATCAAGACGGAGACGATATTCAAGACCAATAACAAAGTTAACTGCAACAAGTGACTTGTCAACCTCAATGTATTTTCCGAGTCCGTCTGTTTTGATTGTTGCTCGAATAAACGTACCAGCTTCTGCCCCACTAGATGCCATAAAGACTGGTATAGAGCCGGTAACATAAGCACCAGCAGGGAAATAGATCTTGTCTTGATTAACACCACTAACAATTGTGGAGCCAGCTTTATAGATAAGATTGTCAAGCCTGGGGACGAACTTTGAGAATGCAGTCTGAACGGGTGCAGAATCGGGATCGTCTATCAGCTCCATGCTGGTAAGACAGTGATTCGAGCCGTCATACTGCACGAGATAGTTGGTATCGTTATCACAGCTAAACAGAACAACATTAGCTGGAAACTGCCATCGGCCCCAACCTGCTATCTGTCTCTCGTTACCATTATTGTAAAACTTAAAGCAGTACACATTACGGCTACCATCACCAAACAGCGCGAGACTGTTGTTGGGGCTGTTGGCTGACCACGTAAGACCGGTGGGTATGTATTCAGGAATAATCCGAGTGTTCTCAGCTACCTGAGGGCGATTGTCCACTGAGTCAACGGCCATCTCAAATACCTTCGAGTAGGTATCAGCCTCACTTGCAAACATCACACTGACACCCGTATTGAGTGGTAGGGCATCACTGCGGATGTGGTAGTTAGCAATCTCAATTAGCTTTACAGTGCTGGGACCAAAGGCCACCTCTGATGCAGAGATCATGAACTGTGAGTTTTCTGCAAACAACAGCAGGCCCTTAGATGTGCCGATTGCGTGCCTAAGGATCGCAGGCTGGTTTGATGCTGCTGTCAGGTCAATCGGGTCTGCATCACTAACGGTCAGCGCCGACTGAACGAAGAAATTAAAATAGTCACCAGGCTGACTCATTATCACAGCATCATCACTCAAAAAGCCTAGGCGGTTTGAGTAGAAGAACATGCTTGAGATAGATTTTCCAACGAAGCTGGGCTCAGGGTTTGTCTTGTTATCCCCAACCTCACGACCAGCCCAACCATTAAAGGGACTACTAGAGTCCAGAGGCTGCAGCTCAAAGTTGCCATTGGCCAAACGCACCAGCGCATGGGGCATGGTTGATGGGTTGAGGTTAGTTGGGATGTTGGGAGCAACGGTTTCTTCCCATGAACCCATGCCTGGGACACCCTCTACATCGGGCTTGAACTTAACGTAATAGTCGTCAGCATCTGTGTTATCAGTGTTATTTACCAGAACAGTAAAATCAGGAAAGCACTGTACAGGAAGTAAAGAAAAATCATTAGCTGTTGATTTAATACCAACCATTGCATTATTTGTAATGCCACCACGAACAGACATGTTGAATTGTCGAGTGTCAGTCCGTCTGATACGGATAACATTACCAACGAAGGTGGCATTGTAGCCGCTTATATTATTAATGGCATTTTGCAGATTGGTGACGATGGTTGTTACCGTTAGCACCCCCGATTCAGCATTGCTGGGAGTAGTATAAGTTGCAATGCCATCACTGGCATACGTGTAGATAAAGCTCTCTTCGGCAACACGAACCGTGAAGGTCTGACCAGCTTGAGTGACGACCACCTGATCACCCACTCTCCAGCCAACACCGCCATTCTTGAGAATTACACTAACCGTGTAGCGGGAACGATAGGAGTTGCCGCTTAAATATGCAGCGCACTGGTTGACAATGCGGAACTGCAGACCTGTTTTAGCCCCCTGGGTCACAGCATGATCCTCAGCTGAGTTCTGAGTACAGTTCCCCCCATCACCCACCTCGTAGGAGCCAGGCGTAATCTCTAATCTTGAAGCTGAATAGACTTTGGTAGGAGTGCTACCTGCACCATCACGAGAGAGATCAATGCTGTAGGTGGTATTGTATGCAACAGAGTTGATGATCACCAGAGCTTCAGCGGGTCGTAAGGTGGTGTCCACTTGGTTCATGGTGATCTCTCGTTCTTTGTTTGCTATTAGCGTATAATCAGCAAGCGGTAGATATGAGAGATTGCTTGGATTTGTGAAGGATAAGTAAGCATCTGCACCGGGTTTAAGGGTTACTGTTTTTTCAGCCCCCGTAATTGCATCCCACACACGCACGAATAGGCTAGGGTTGCGATAGATGCAGACAATATACTTCTCGCTTTGATCCTTAAAGATAGGGAACCACTTAGCGTTGGATGGTATGTTGTTTGCAAGACGAGCCACAAACTCAGTAGCTGGTCTTTTCTTGCAGCCAAAGGTGGGATCAAGAAAAGCATTAACAGCTTCTCTAACCTGACCCGGTAGTTTGATGGGATCTGGCTGTTGGCTAACGCCACCAAGCAAGTTTGGGATTGATTGAGAAACTGCTGCCATTTTTAGATACTTCTACGACGACGGTTTACTGCGTCATAAGGACGGAAATGAACGGCGCTGGTCTCACCTGCAACATTACTAAAAATGCTGTAATCTGCCTGGCGGGTTTCATACTCCATGCATGCAGCTCGGGCTGAACCTTCCTCCCGCTCCGAATATTTAACAGCCTCAGTTGAACCCACAGCTCGACCCGCAAACACGTTGGCTGCACGGATGGCCGCATACTGTTTGAAGACCTCGGGCATATCAACAAAGTCAAAGGTCCACACCACATCCAGATTCAGGACTTCACTGAATGTAAAGGTATGGGCTTTCTTGTCATAGAGTTTGCCGTTGCGGATAATGATGTCCCGGTCATCCCAAGGAACAAGATCAAGGGCAAGCAGGTTTGAGGGGACAACGACCTCCCCATTAGTGTCAGGAACGAACGGGTAATCCTGTTCGGTATTGAAATGCCATTGCTCAGTCTGTAAAGCGTTGGTCACTTCATCGAGGATGCTTTCAGCGAGTTTAATAGCAGGGTTACTTGCATCAATACTCGTAACAGGCGACTGACCAACATTGGAGAGAATAACATTAATTGCCGCTAGCTTGGTAAGCTTTGCCATTTATTTCTAGGGAATGGTATGCCCCGAGGGACCCGAAAGTCCCAGGGGCCATTATCAGGCTTTGGCTTGGATTGAGCCAGCCACAGAGGTACGCAGAGAACCGCAACCCATGGCAAGCTTGCCCACGATCAGGTCGCCCTGATACTGAACATGGAAATCACCAGAGGTGGTTTCGATGCTGGGGGCCACAGCTTCCACGGTGCCGGCAGCTTCACGATGGAAGACCAGACCAGCACAGGTGGTGTTGGTGTGTGCGTAGTTGTTGTTTTCACCAGCGATAGCGGCGCCACCAGCAGCCATGAAGGGCAGGTGGTTGGACTTGTACAGACGGATGCCACAAATGCTGTAGAGGCC